ATGATGTCGGGTGTGTCAAGAGAAGTTGAATTCCAATTGTTGTCAAATCGTCTAAGTGAGATGGCCGACAACATTGAATTAGCCGAAGAACAAATTTGGCAACTATATGCTGAGTATGTTGGTATGAGTTGGGATGGCGAAATCACTTATCCTGATTCATTCTCTATCCGTGATACTGATAATGAGTTAGATCAATTGCTAAAAGTATATGAAAAAGTAGAAGTGCCAGAAATCAAGAATGCTGTTGCTCACGAGATAACAGAGTTGATGGAACTTAACTTAACTGAATATCCAGGTAGCCCAGATGATTATGCTCATGAACTCGCAGAGGAATTAGATGAAGCCGCCAAAGAAGAAGCCGAAAAGGCTGCTGAAATAACTGCGGCTCAAATGGGACTCGAATAAAGGCTAAATAAAATACCAGGCTACATTAGTGGCCTACCAAACTTACTCCCAAGGAGGCGTGATCAATGTCAGATCAAGAACAAATGACAGCAACCGTGGAAACTGACGCAACCACAGAAACAAATAGTCAGGCATCAAAGACCTTTACTCAAGATGAGTTGAATGCTATTCTGGCCAAAACCAAAAGCACACTGGAAAAGAAAATCACTTCCAAGTATGCTGATTTAGGTGACCCAGACGAGTTGCGAGATATCGTGACAAATTATCGTAAGCAACAACAAGAACTTGAAGTTAAGAAAGGAAACTTTGATAAAGTGATGGCGGATCTTGCGGCTAAGAAAGACGCAGAGATTCAAAAACGAGATAGTATTATCCGTGAGTTCAAGTTAGAACAACCATTATTAAACTTTGCCGCACAATATCGTAGTGTAAATCCACAGCAAGTGAAACAACTGCTTAGGAATAATTTGAGACTCAATGATGACGGCGAAGTAGAAGTATTAGATGAAAAGGGTGCTGTGCGTTATAGTGATAAGGGTAAGCCTTTGTCAGTAGAGCAATATGTTCAGGAATGGCTTGCCGCCAATCCACACTTTGTTTCCGCCGCCCCTGCTACCGTTAATACTCAAGGTGGTGTCCGTGACAATAGTCCTGGGCCAATTGACTTAAAGAATTTAGATCTAACTCGTGCCGATCACAGAAAACTTTATGCCGAGGCAAGACGCCAAGGTAAAATTTAATTAAAGGAATATTAAGATGGCATTCAATACAGCCTATGACTTAGACAGCCTGGTAGTTGCTACTAAAGCCGCCACCGTCTATACAGCACAAGAAAACTCCCTATTCTTAGGTGGTGGTCTTATCCCTATGGTAAATCTACCAGCAGGTAGCATTTCAGCACAGATTCCAGTTCTTGGTGCTGTGACAGCAACAAAATTAACTTCTGCTTCTCACGATGCTGAAGACTTTGCCGCATCTGGCATCACTGACACTAAAGTCACAATCACAAGCAACATTTATGCGGCTCGTGATGTTATCCGTGACTTGGGTGGTATCGATGCTGCCGAACTTGGCCGTGTGCTTGGTAATGCCGTTGCCAAAGCATTTGACCAAGATGTTATCGCCGCAATGGGTTCTTTAACTGCTTCAACTTCTGACTCTGACCCAGTGACCGTTGATAGCATTTTTGACGCAGTAGCACAAATCCGTGGTGCTGGTGAAATGGGTCAATTGTTTGGTATTATTAGCCCAAGCCAAACAGCAGCCTTGATGAAAGCAATCGGCACACAAGCCTATGCTGGTGGTGACTTCCAAACTGAAGCACTTCGCAACGGTTTCGTAGGTTCTGTTGGTGGCGTTCGTCTATTCCAAAGTGCTTATGTTTCTGGTGCTAACAAGGGCTTTGTTTTCTCTGGTGATGCGTTGCGTATCGCAATGTTCAAGAATGTTGATCTCGAAGTTCAACGCCGTGCCGCAGCCGTTGGTAATGACATCGTTGCTTCACTACACGCAGGTGTTGGTGTTGTTGATGCTACTCGTGGCATTAAGTTGGTTAATGTTTAATATCTAAGGGATAGGAAATCACGATGTCATTCATAATCAGTAATGGAACATTCATCAGTTTTGCTGAATACTCTGATGTGGTTGATCGTGATAGCCGATTGTTTGAGGAAAATGAAATCCTCAACAACGAAGCAGACATTGAAGATCTATTAACACGAGCCAGTGAGAGATTGCTTGCTCGTGTTAAAAGTAGTGAGTGGTGGAAGGAATACAACTACCGCAGAAACTCAAGTCTAAACCGTGATAGCAGATTAGTCCCAGCCGTTGATCCACTAAAGATCATTGGTCGTCAAGCAGATTTTACTGACTTGACCGTAGCCATAGCCTTAGCAGATTATATCTTGCCAAAGGTTGCTGACTTTGCCAATGAGAATAGTAATGAACGCCAAAAGATGTTGTTCTATAAAGAGAGGGCAGATGAACTCTTTAAGGAACTTGTCGAGTCTGGTGACTGGTATGACTATGATGGTGATGACGCAGTTGAAACTACTGAACGAGATCCTAATCGTCAAAACTTGGTAAGAATCCGATGAGAGCAGAACTACTAACAGCATTGACAACTGGCCTTAATACCACTGGTATTGCTGTCAGCAGTGAGTTGCCTTGGAACTCAGGTAATGAACCTTTGTATCTAAAAAATATGAAACGAGTTTATCTTGGTCCCGAGCAACGAGTAGATGAAGACCTCATCCCAATCCTGAATGGTAATAATGTTAAACGCAGACAACTTATCGTTCGTGGTTATCTTGCCGTAGATGCTAAAAATCAACCCGCAGGTATTGACAATGCGTTGAGTGCGATAAAAGCCGCCCGTGATGCCACGGTATTTGGCCAGTCTTATGAAAGATTCGTTGAATACACAACCGAGATCACTGGCGATGTGATGGTTTATACTATTGAGTATAAATTCAGATCAATTGAATAAGGGAAACAAAAATGAGTTATATTAATGTTAGTGGAGCAGGCGAGTTCGCCACACTAAGCATTGCGTTGGACTCTGGTATGACAACTCCTCTAAGCATCCCTGCTTTACAGGAAATTGGCGTATCTAACTCTAACGGTGTGTTTAGATTTAAGACATTAGATTCCACAAGTGAATCTGCTGTTCTTACACCAGCCACAAACCAAATCACTTTAAGTGTTGTTGTTGATCAGGCAGCAATGTTTGGTGATGGTGCTGGTGACACAACTGCCGTAGATAAAGGTCTATTCAAGATCAGCAACGACAAACTTCGTGTTTATTTTGAATTAGATATGGGTGGTAATAGTGGTAATACCGTGTCTGGCACAGGCTTCTTGGCCGGCTTGACTATGAGTGTCACTCCTGACCAGCCTCTATGGACAGCACCTCTTACAATCGAGGTGGATGGCAACTATACTTTAGCCTAATCTAATACTAAAGTAAAGAATCAACCCTGGCCCAAAAGGTCGGGGTTTTTTCTTGACTAAATAGTTCGTTATGTTCATTTTTGATAACCACGATGTTGCTGAAGTTATTGCCAGTTTAGAAGAGGAATTGGCCAAAAGTCTTGCTGAAATTCGTCACGCAAAGACTGATTTAGACCAAGCACATCGTAGATGTATGTTCGCAATAGCAGGCATACACAACTTAAAGACCAGATTAGGAGATTTAGATGGCAAAGAAATTAACACAATTCGCAAGTAAGCCAAAACTTATTAGCATTCTTATTAACGACCCAGACACTATCGAAAAGTATGAGGATAGTTTAGAGTTCTGGGTATATGACCGACAACCCTTAGAAACTTTTGCTCAGTTAGCAACGGTTCGTGCGGATAACATCGGTGAAATGATCCAACAAATTAAAAAGTTGATTCTTGATGAATCAGGCACACCTATTATGAATGATGAGTTAGTGTTGCCATCTGATTTGTTATTGAAAGCAGTGAATAAGGTAGTAGAACTACTGGGAAAGTAAGTGAGGCTGTAGAAGGTGAAACAGAGGAACGCAATCTTATGCTAACAATTGACCGTGTGGCAATGAGATATGGCGTTCTTCCATCAACTGCTTTAAGAATGGCTTCGACATTTGATCTTAAGGTAGCAAATACAGCCATAGCCTATGAGATATATTGTAAGCAAGAAGCCAACAAATTGACCAATGGTGCTCGTGGATATAAACCCGCACCACAGATGAGTCAGGACACATTGCGAGCCGCAATGGAAAGGGTAAGGAAAAAAGTATGATATCTATGAATATGGATACCAGCAAAGTAGAAGCAATGTTTAAAGCCAATGCTGACCTGGATGAAAAATTAAAACAACAAGGCTACCTTTACTTCAAGAGCCATACACCAATTAGAACTGGTAATGCTCGTCGTAATACATACCGCAATGGAGATGATATCGTAGGCAACTATCCATATGCTCAACGATTAGATGAAGGTTATAGTCGTCAAGCACCACGAGGTATGTCTGAGCCCACAATAGAATATATGGAGCAGTTGTTCGAACAACTGCTAAAAGAGGATTAAGATATGGCAAAGGATTTAACATTAGTCTTAAAGGTTGATGCCAACCAGTTTAAGACACAAATGGACCAAGCCACTCGTCAAGTTAATGACCTTGGTAAGGAAGCAGATAAAACCAGTAGTGGTATGTTGTCAGGCTTTACTAAACTTAAAGGTGGTTTAGATAACTTGAGAGGTGGTCTAACAAACTTACTAAGTGTTATGGCCGGCGGTTCAATGGTTGGCTTCATTACAAATCTAATTGAAGCCGCAGATGCTACCAGTGACTTAGCAGATGCCACTGGTATGAGTATTGCTGAAATCAAAGGCTTAGAAATGGCATTACAATCGTCTGGTGGCAAGGCTGAAAATGCTACCAAGATGATTGTTAGTCTTGCTAAAAGTTTTGAAGACGCATTCCAAGGCAGTAAGCAAGCACAAAGAGCATTCTTAGATTTAGGATTTAGTTTAGAAGATCTTAATAGATTACAGGGCAATACTGGTCAATTGATGGAAGAAACAATCCGTAAATTGGCCGCACTTGGTCCAGGTATGAGCCAGACAGCAGCCGCCACACAAATATTTGGCAAGGCTGTTCAAGGCGTTGATTTACAAAAGTTAATTGATGATTTTGAAGAAGGCAAGATATCTGCCAAAGAGTTTGAAGATAGTATTCGCAAGGCTGGTGAGTTAAGTGATAAGGTTGCCAAGATGTTCAAAGACATGGGCAATCAGATTCTTCAGATGCTTGAACCACTTGTTGATCACTTCAACAATATGAAGATATCTACCGAAGATTTAGTTAGTGTATTCCAATTATTGGGTGTTGCTGTCGGTGTGCTTGTTGCTGTGTTATCGCCTGCTGTTGCTATATTTGCTGGCATCTCAGCCGCCATTGTATATTTTGCGGATGTAATTGGTCCTGTGGCAACAATGATCAAGAAAGAGTTAGTTGGTGCGTTTAAGAACATGTTGGAATGGTTGAAAGAAACCAAAGACTATCTTGTTAATATCTATTATGCGGCAATTGATGGACTTACTGCGAGATTTGCTGGTCTTGCTGCCGCCTGGAACGCAATTAAGAATTTTGAAAATCCATTCACTGCTTATACCAAGGCAGTCAATGAAAGTTTAGCAGCCAGTGACGCATTGCGTAAAGCACAAAAAGATGAAGTTCAAACACTTGAAGAAGTAGTTGTTGTTGGCAAACGAGTTGAAGAAACTAAAACCAATC